ATGACGAAGAAATGGATGTAGATACTGATATGGATTTTGATGACGAAGAAATGGACATGGACATGGACATGGATGTTGAAGATGATACTATCGACTTAACAGGAGCTTCAGACGAAGAAATTCTTCTTGTGTTTAAAGCGATGGGAGACGAAGATGGAATCATCGTTAAAAAAGATGGTGGAATGTTACATTTATCAGACGATAATGAAGATGTAGAATACATGGTCCAACTTGGAGAATCTGATGACGAAATGGAATTGGACGAAATGTACGATGAGGAAGATGAAATGGAAGATGAAGAATCTGAAGGAGTTATCTATGAGTTAGAACTTGACGGTATGGGTAATGAAGAAGAAGACGAAGATGAAATGGAATTTGACGAAATGTACGAAGAGGAAGAAGATGAAGAATACGTAATGGAATCTTCTAAATTTAAATCCAAAGGAGTTGGAATGGGTAGTGCATCTAAATTCAAATACGACAAAAAACCAAACCAAGGAGAAGGTTTCAAAACAAAAATGAAACAAGGAACCAGAGGAGTTGGAATGGGTAAAGCCAAATTTGAATATAAAGAAGGAGTTAACAACACTGATGTTGAGAAAAAATCAACAAAAAAACCAATGGTTAAAAAAGTTGAAACAAAAGAGGCTTCAAGAACATTAGGTAACGGAAAAAGATGGGGTAGAAATGGTTTAGATAAACCTAAAGCGGCTCCAAGACATTTACGTGTTGAGTCAACAGAAGTTGAGTTAAACTTACTTAGAGAAAAAAACGAAGAGTATAGAAAGGCACTTAATCTTTTCAGAACAAAGTTAAACGAAGTTGCAACATTCAATTCAAATTTAGCATACGCTACGAGATTGTTTACTGAACATTCAACAACAAAACAAGAAAAGATTAACATCTTAAGAAGATTTGACAGTGTAGATACTCTTAAAGAATCAAAAAATCTTTACAAATCTATTAAAAATGAACTTTCAAGTACAAGTACTACGGATAACACAATTACAGAATCATTAGAAAGAAATGTTGTTAAGACACCATCAAGTGGATCGGCAATGAATCTAATTGAATCTAAAACTTATGAAAATCCACAATTCTTGAGAATGAAAGATTTAATGGGAAAATTAAAATAAAAATAAATAAAAACAAATAAAAAACCAAAAAAATGGGAGCATTATTAGAATCAGGTCTTGTTGGTAACATCGGGTTGAAACACCTTAAAGTTATCAAAGAAGATACTATTAACAAATGGGACAAATTAGGGTTCCTTGATGGACTTAAAGGTCATCTAAAAGAAAACGTAGCTCAATTGTATGAGAATCAAGCATCTTTCTTGATTAACGAAGCAACTTCAGAAGGTTCTAACGGAGCATTCGAAACTGTTGTTTTCCCAATCGTAAGAAGAGTTTTCTCTAAATTATTGGCTAACGATATCGTTTCTGTACAAGCAATGAACTTACCTATCGGTAAATTGTTCTACTTCGTACCTAAAATTCAAGGTTACCAAACAGGTAGTGGTGATAACATCACAGGTGGAAAACATTATTCACCAGTAGGAGCTCCAGGAAATTCACCTGATGACGACATTCAAGCACAAGTTAATGCGGGTTACGTAGGAGCTAACGCTTACGCTAAAAATCTTTATGATTTATTTTATGAAGGTGGTGAAGCAGGTTTAGATCCTCCAGGATTGTTTGATTACTCTAAAGGTCAGTGGACTGCGGTTACTGCGGTAACGGATATTCAAGTATGGTCAGGTGGTAATCTAATTGATTCTGATGCACCAACAGGTAATATCAGAAAAATGATTTTGAAAATTTCAGGATTCAGAACTGCAGGAGCTGGTAAATTAGTAGGTCCTGATGGTAATGAAATGGATTCAGAAACATTCTTATCTGATCTTAAAATTATCGCAACAACAGATTTATCTGCATCTACAACACCTTGTAATGTAATTAAAGATTCTGCAGATAACTTTACACCATTATTGTTTAGAGTTGTTACTCAACAATACGGTAAAGGTATTGTTCAATATGGTAGTCAAGCACAAACATCTTTTACATCTACAGGTTCTAACGCAGGTAATGGTGGTTCTTACTACGATATTTGTGATGCCAATGGTTATATCTATGTTGAAGTAGATTTATCTTGTCCTGTATGTGCTGATTGTGACTCAACATCTTTAGATGGTTACACAGGTACAACAATTTTTTCAGGAGCATCAGGTGATTCATTTACTGCGGTTTATAGAACTTACAAAAATATGGAGTTTGAAGATCAAATTGGTGAAGTTTCTTTTGATTTGGAATCTGTAACAGTTTCTGTATCTGAAAGAAAATTAAGAGCTCAATGGTCTCCTGAAATGGCACAAGACGTTGCAGCATTCCACAACATTGATGCTGAAGCTGAATTAACGGCTTTATTGTCAGAACAAGTGGCTGCTGAAATTGACCGTGAAATTTTACGTGACTTGAGAAAAGGTGCGGCTTGGAACTTACGTTGGGATTACAACGGATGGAGAAGAATTGCACAAACAACATCTTACACTCAAAAAGATTGGAATCAAACTTTGATTACTGCAATCAACCAATTGTCAGCACAAATCCACAAATCTACATTGAGAGGTGGAGCTAACTGGATCGTAGTTTCTTCTGAAATTTCTGCAATCTTTGATGATTTAGAATACTTCCACGTATCTAACGCATCTCCTGAACAAGATCAGTATAATATGGGTATTGAAAGAGTTGGTACTTTACAAGGTCGTTACCAAGTATATCGTGATCCTTACTTCCCACCAAACACAGTTTTGATTGGACACAAAGGAACATCATTGTTAGACACAGGTTACATTTACGCACCTTACGTACCGTTACAATTAACACCTACAATGTACAATCCGTTCAACTTTACACCTATTAAAGGTATAATGACGAGATACGCGAAAAAAATGGTAAATAATCGTTTCTACGCACGTATTACTGTTGATGGTGTTCGTACATTTGATTTAAGAGAATTGAGATAATCAACAACTTAAAATAACCCTCAAAAGGAGACAATTACTTGTCTCCTTTTTTTTATTTCATATATTTATAAAAAAACATACTATATGAGAAATTTATTATTAACATTTGTTTTTGTATTAACCACTTTTATAGGGTTCAGTCAAAATGTATTATTTAGTGAGAATATTGGTACCGCAGTATCTCCAGCAACAATTTTAGTAACAAGTAACCCATTTCAAAATAGTAGTTTAACTTTTGGTGGGACTGCCGACACTAGAACAACAACACCATCAACGGGATATGTCGGAGCCAGCGGAAGTAGGAATGTATTTTTAACTCCAACTGTCGGAACCACTTTTCAGATATCGTCAATTTCAACGATTAATAGATATAATTTTAAATTATCATTTGGGGCATATAAAAGTACAAACGCATCTACTATGTCTGAATTAGTATTGGAGTATAGTGTTGACGGTACTAAATACTTACCGATTACAATTCCAACACAACCAACAGGAACAGGAACCTCATCTTGGAGGTTAATCTCTAATATCGTATTACCATCATCGGTGAACAATGTATCAAACCTTAGATTAAGGTGGAAACAAACATCCTCATCAATTCAATTTAGAATTGATGATATCAAATTAACAAACGAAACCGCACTACCTGTTGAATTATTATATTTTAAAGGTAATACCGTATCAACCACTAATCATTTATATTGGTCAACTGCATCTGAACTCAATTCGGATTATTTTTTAATTGAGAAAAGTTTTGACGGTATTGATTGGGATTTAGTTGGTTCGGTTAATGCGTCAGGTAATAGTAATCAAACCGTTAATTATTCACTTACCGATAATAATGTAAGATATGGTATATCGTATTACAGATTAAAACAATTTGATTTTGATGGGAAATTCGAAATTTATTCGGTAATTTCAATTGATAATAAAATAAAAAAAGATGTTATTAAAATTATTGATTTAACAGGTAGAGAAGTTAACGAATACTATAAAGGGTGGGTTGTGATTTATTATGACAATGGGGAAATAATTAAAACCTATCAATATTAAAAATAAATCAATGAATTATAATCGTGAGGGGGTAAATGGTAATTTACCCCTTTTTTCATGCTCTAAATATTTTTTTTTAATTGTATCATTGTATTTATAGGTATAAGAACTCAACCTGCCCAAGGAAGTTGGGGGTTCCATAAAACGGTTCTTCAAGTGAGACTTATGTTTTTTTATTAACATACAAAAAATATAAAGTCATGCGTAATTTTCTATTCATTCTATTAACTTTTTTAAGTTTTAATCTTTTTTCGCAGTATTGTAATTTAGCAACAACTAATGTTCCAATAACGCCAACAACAACCGCACAATTAACCACTTCTTATAATTCCGGAAGAAGAGCGTTTAATTTTGTTGCAACTGCGGGATGTACCTATGTATTTGAAACCTGTGGGTATTCAACTTCAGACACATACTTAAGATTATATTCAACAGGGACAGGAGGTACTGTTTTGGTGACAGGTGATGATAATTGTGGATCACAATCAAGAATTACTTGGACTTGTACAACAAGTGGTACATACTCAATATTAGTAACAAATTGGTCTTGTGCGGTATTAAGTGTTGCAACTCGCGTAAGATTTTATATATCAGGTTGTGTAACCCCATTTAACCCCTGTTCAAGTATAACAACACTTTCTTGTGGTGTCCCAACAACATTCACCATTTCATCGGGGAATGGATTGTATAATCCCCCATCAACTAGTTGTGGGTTCTCAACCCCAGGACGAGAAAGAATATTTCAAATTACCCCGACAATTTCAGGAAACTATAGAATATCTCAACCAACAAGTTTTGGTTATATTGATTGGTTCTACAAATTATCATCAGGAGGATGTACAGGGGTAGGATGGACTTGTATTGACGATATATCTTCAGGGAATATTGGAAATGCGAATGTGAATATTCCACTACTTGCCGGACAAACATA